CGTAGATTTTCAAAATCGTAACTTTTAAAGTCTGCGTTTTTGAATGTTTGGTAAATTCTGGTCCAATCTTGGTTCAGAATTAAATTATTTTGTCTGCTTGTTGTAGTCATTTCCTATCCCTATACCAATATTTATCTAACAAAATTAAGTGGTCACATTATGACGGAATTAGTTTTATCAAAATTAAAAGACATGCGTTCAGTAACGTTAAAAGGGATATAAACAATGTCTGCTTGTATCCTAATACCTTGATCCGTTGTGTCTATTTGTATTTCATTTACTGCAATTCTAGGATCGTAGTTGATAATATCTTCAACATCCTTGGCAATTATTTTCTTAACTTCGTCAGTAAATTGTTCGAAAAGCATGTCCCAGATAACTGTCCCAAATTCTGGATTTTCTAATTTCTCACCTTTACGGATATAGAAATGATTTATAATGTCTCGTTTAACGAGGTCAATATCATAGAGTTTATAGTTATTGGCAGATTCGACAGAGCTAAATCCTTTGTAGGTAAGCACTCCTAAGTTGTTGGTAACTTGTGCATTTGAAGTTGCTACCGTTTTTTGATTGTACAGTTTGGTTGCCATATTAATCTATATCCCTATCAGTGTTATCAGGTGTTAATTGTGTCGGAGCCTGATTCTCATGTAGCGGCCACGGTTCATGCATCGGAACACGTTTCATAAAACTCTGTACAATTCCGGACTGATATCGCTTTGTCTGCCAGCCTGCGCCTGTACTAGTCGCTGGATTATCTCTTAATTTGTAAGGTCTTACAAAGTCAGATACTTCAGCAGGAGTTGCATTTGTTGTATCATTTAAATGTATTGTAGGAGCGGTTTCTATAATCTGTGCAGAACTTCCTAAACTTAGATCGCCTGTAGAGCTAACTCGTAACTCACCGCTCGATGCAATGTCTAAATTATTATTGGTTGATATTTTTCCGGCAGCACCTACAAGTATGTCAAGGTCTGCACCCACTGTTAATAAAGAATTTCCGTTGATTAAAAACTCCATATCGCTGCCTATTTCGGCATGCCACTTGCCTGTCTCTGTTCTAAAGTTCATGTTACGGCCAGCTTCAAAGTTAATATCTCTATCAGCACGGAAGTTAAAATCTTGTTTAGTATGAATGCTAATACTGTCTTCAGCGTAGATGTCTATCTTGCCATTGCTGGTCATTTCTATCCAAGTAGTTCCTCGAGCATTTCCAATGTAGATCAAGTCTTCACTGTTGTGCATCAACAACTGGTGACCGGTTCTTGTTCTAACTCTAAAATATTCTCCGTAGGGAATTTCTGCTTGCCCAGTTCCTTTACCTTCTAGTAGGTCTACGTAGCTCACTGGGCCGTCGGCGGCTGATGTAGTTCGATGATATCTATCATCACCGTCATCCATTACAAACTGTGTTCCACCCAGTCTACTAACTGGCACTGGCTCTGTGGTATCACCAATTTTTCCTTTCTTAGCTTTTTTAGCATTAGTTCTACGATCAAGAGGACCTGGGGTTGAAATTCCAAATACCGAACTAGGCGCTTCTCGTCTAGGTGACGACGTTGATACACCTCTAACATCATCTTCTAATAGGCCTTGTTCTAAGAACCTATCTGCAATAGGATGAACAACTTTTTTAATTTTTTCAGGGTTGATTTCTTGCTTGCCACCTTGGCCGCTATCTCCAAACGCATTAAATCTTTTGTTAATTTCAGCAACAGGCAGAGGAAATTTAGTATTTCCGTATCTTGCCTTGTCAGTGGGATCTAATGTATTTTCAGTCGTGCCTGCAATCGCAGGCACCATGTTGTTAATGTAATTTCCGGGTACGCATGCAATCCAAAAACATTGACTTTCGTCGGAATCAGCAAATATAACCAGCACGTTAACTCCAACATCGGGTGGTACAAACCACATGCCATAGCTTTTTTGTGTATCATTAAATCCTTCTAAAGTAGATTTAGATCCATCGTTCTGCCCCATAAATTCAAACGGTGTATATCCAAAGAACGGACTTGCACATGCCATAGCTTTTTTGTGTATCATTAAATCCTTCTAAAGTAGATTTAGATCCATCGTTCTGCCCCATAAATTCAAACGGTGTATATCCAAAGAACGGACTTGCATACTTTGCAATGTATGTTTCGGCATCTTCTCCAGCTGTATTAGATTGACTTTTTAACAACTGCACTTCGAGGCCGCCCATAAAAGTAGGGTCAAGGTGACTTATTACTCTGGCCAAAAATGGACCATTGCTTAGATTATTTTTTTTACCTTCGTTTTCTGCCGACGGTCTTTGTAACTCTGCCATTAATTAGTTTCCTAGATCTCTGTAATATCTAAAACCTGTAACAGGACGAGCTTTATTAGAGGTAGTAGTTGTTTTAGCGGATGATTGCGCGGTTGTATTCGATGCTGTGTTTGGTGTCTTTATTGGAGTTGATCCACTGGCGTTATCAATGTTTGAAGTCTTAGGGGGCGCAACTTCTTTAATTTCAATAGCACTAGCATCTGTTTTACTAATAACACTAGGACTGCTTCCTTGAGAAGTTTTGCTTGCTTCTGGTCCTTGTGGTCCTGGCATTCTTAAACATTTTAATTTTTGTTTCCAAGTGCCATCTTGAAAATTGTTTTCGCACTGTACCACTCGGTATATTCCGCCAAACGGACTTTCTTTTCCTGCTACTGCAAAATCATATAACCCTGTAGTTTCGTTGACATCAGTAGGCGTTTTAAAAGTTAAGTAGATGTACACATTACCACTTTCATAATTCATTGTGCCATCGTTTGTTATTTGCGCACTCTGTGAAGATACTTCGGCAAAATAATTTCCCATGCCACTGTCGATTAGCCAATACGGATCGCCTAGTATTTCTAGATTTACTGAAATTAAATCGGCGCTGCCTCCACTAAGGAACGACTGTTGAAAGTTTTCTGCAACATTTTGTTCAACTGACTTATCGCCGGAACCACCTTTATAACCTGCTAGTAATTTAGGATTGCGCTTTGGTCTTGGTCGCCCTAATTGCGCAGCTTGTGCTTCTTGAGCTTGCCCTTTGCCAGTTTCTGTTTTTTTATTAATTTTTTCTGTTGTGCCGCCTTGGTCTTGAGTTCCTGTAGTTGCTGCATCTTTTTCCGCCTTAGGTGCTACTCCAGAATAAAATAAGTTGTTAATATCAATATCAAATTTTAATATGTCTACATTCTGTCCAGTGTATATGTATTGATATTCTTTGGCTATTTTCTTTTGCAATTCTGCATAACCAATAGGAGCGGAGCTAGGATTAGCAAAAATACTTTGATGGATGTAATACGGAACTACTCTGTAAATTACCTTTTTAGCGTAATCACCTACGATAGGATCATAGTCTAACAGTTGTATCTGCACATCAAGTTTAAACCATTTTATATAACCTTCAGGCGTTACATTGTCAGTTTTGATTGCATCACTTGCATATTTTGAACTGAGAATGAGTTGATTGATCATCGATGTTAGTGTTTGGCCTTGGCCAAACTGAAATGCTCTTAACTTTGGATCAATAGTCATTCCGTCACGTTTAATGATTCCTGTTTTTTGATCTATCTGATCTTGAGAACGTTTAAATGCATTATTTCCACCAGTAGATTGATCAAATCCTAAACTTGCTGTTCCTATACTATTCACGGGTTTCGATGTTATGTCTTCTTTTGTTGCGGCAGAGCCGACAATCTTTTTAGGAGCTACAGCATCAGCTAGATCAACTGTTGCTGTTTTTACGGTGTTAGGCGACCCTGTAGACGAATACATAATTCCAGAAATTTTTGGAAATTCTATATAGTATTGATCGGCAACACCTATTCGACCTTCCTTTTTTAATTTTTCTTCGTTTGCATTTAACACGCTGGCCAAACTAGACTTTCCTGTACTAAGAAGTTCAGATACATTGCCGAGGCCTCCGGTGTCTCCAGTTATTTTTAAATCACTGTAGGATACGTTGGTCGAATCAGAAAATCCTTGATGATTATAAGGAATAGCTTCTACTTTATAATTACTTCCGCCTTCTGTAACATTAAACTTCATCGAAGTTAATTTTAATGTAAAGAATTTAGGCTTGACTGTTTTAATTACTTGACCTAACTCGTCGTATCCCTGTATATCCATTCTCAACACATATGGTGCGTTATCGAGATAACTTAGATACCCTGCTTGCACAGCAGCAACTTGCATACTCTGCAATAGTAATCCCATTGAATAAGGTTCATATATATCAAAACTAAATTTGATAGCGTTGCTGTTACCTGTTTTAGCACTTGCTCCGATAATACAGTTCATCTGAAAATTATTAATATGGTATTCTGGAACACCGTATGCGGTTGCTACTCGTTGACTATCAAATCTTCCGCCGCTCGCAAAAACTATATTTTTTAAATCTTGAGGACTGTTTCTGTATGATGCGGGATTATTAAATTGGGCTGGAGTCAAGCAGGACATTGTCCATAAAATATTAACTGATGCAAACTGCTCCATTGCATTCGGCACAGTCAACGGCGTGTTTTTAACTGCGGTGCCCGCGGTAGTTTTAGTATCAGTAAGGACTGAAGATGCACCGTTCTTTAATACGTCGGTTGCTTTGGAAGTTACTAAATTTGTTATGTTGGCAACTGATCCAACATTAATTGTAGAATTAGTAGGGTTGGCAATAATTGGCGTGCCGTCAGGCTTTTTAAGATCAAGTGCTTTACCAAGATATTCTATAATTGTTGCCACGTTATACTCCTAAGAACTTTTCTAGATTACTTTTTTTAGGAAGATAGATCCGAGTTCCCGGCTCAAAATCATAGATAGGATCTTTAAGAACGCTTAAATTACGTTGAACAAATACCCACCATAACTTGGCATTGCCATACACATCGTATGCTAACAAGTCCGGTCTATGACGGTATTGATTTTCAATAATATATTGATAATCGTCTGCTTCAGCGGGCACTGGTCGAATATTAAGTAATTCTAAATATAAAGAATTTTGTATTGTGTTTAACCAAGGGCTTGCATTGTTATAAGTTGCCATATTAAATGTATCCTACGCTGCCTGAGCCTGACATTCTACCTTTGGCGTAGTCTTGTAAATTAAACTGTCGTAGACGCTGTCTGTTGTACATCGGTGATACTGTTACAGACACAGTGCTCACTATAGGAACCCATGTATTTGTTCCAAAAGAATTGCAGTTGATATAATTAACATCATCTTTTAAGTCTACACTAAAAGATTTAATAACAACGGGTACATTGTCAAAGATGCTTGCGCCGTATCCAGTTAGGTTGCATACTATTGGAGGATTGCCGGCAAACTCTCCCTGGCCAAAGAACATCTTAGTTGCTGTTTTAAAAAATGTAGTTGCTGCAATCCAGTAGGCAGCATCTGTTTCTGTTTCGCAGGTAAATTCTCCGCTGATTTGAATATCATCAACTACGCTGTTTTTGTATGCATGCACTTGGTAATTACTGTGAGTTAGTGATTGAGAATTATATTCTGCTTTGGTGCTGACAGTTATGTTAGGCATGTAAGGCCAAACCACGCCACCGGTGTTTTGTAATAGTGCAAACAACGGAGAATTAAAATTATTCCATTGGCAGTTGATCCTGACACGCCAATCGTTTCCATCACTGGGTTGCAGTTTGATTGCCTGCCCTTGTTTGATAAATGCAGCAGCTCCTGCAGGTATATTTGCACCGCGTTTTAAACTAAGTATGTTGTTTAGCATGCCGGCGGCTGAACTAACAGTTCCGGCTAAATTTTGAAGACCGCCGGCAAGGTTACCACCAGTTAATTTATTAAGTCCGCCTTGAATGTCTGCTGCAATGTTACTAGTAGATCCAGCTACGGTCTGCAACGAATTTAATGCACCGCCTACAGTACTTTGTATAGTGGAGGCAATGTTTCCCATACCGGATATGCCGCCTAATGCACCAGTGGCTTGGCCAGCTAAATTTTTAAGATCGCCAGTTAACCCGTTGAGTCCTGAACCTAATTCTCCGGACAGCGCAGATATCTTACTGTCCAAATTTAGTTTAGACAGTGCAGAAATTGCAGAAGGTAATGCAGCCTGTGCTTCGTTTGTGGCCTGTGTGATGCTTTGTGATACACTTGCTACCAATTGGGCGATCGGGTTAATAGATAATGGCATTTTGGGCAAATTTCCTTGTCATATAGTCTATTTATTCTTGTAAAAATGTGCTATTATATTAGTATTAACGGAGACTCTATATTAATGATACCAACCATACCGAAGGTAAAATACCTAACAAACAAAGATTTATTAAGAGAAATACATCTAAGTAAGGTCACATTTAGTTCATATACTAAACCAGAATACAGCGAGTACGACTTAATTGTTCCTAATTTAGATAAAATTAACATCCGTACTATTGCAGAAGCCAAGAGAAATCAAGCATCTAGATTGGCAAAGAGGGCGCATGAAGCTGCAATGCACGCTGCTGGGAAAAAAATGCCTGCTAAAGAGTTTGATGTTGATTATAAAAAGATAAAAAAATTAGATTTAGTTTTTCGTGTTATATCATTTGAACATATTCCGCTTGCGCCAGGACGTAAGAAAACTATCAAAAATACTGCTGACAGTCACGAGAAAGTAAACTTTCCTCCTTATCAACATTGGAAATTTGATGATAATAACAATCTGATATGCGTAGGAAAAAGCCATTGGAAAGGCGATCTCAATACTGGGCATTTCAGCAAGGCGCATGGACAGACTACCAGTGATCTGGCTCGCATGTGGATTAAACTGTGTGAAAGATATGCTACTCGTGGAAATGTTCGTGGATATACGTACAATGACGAAATGCGTGGGCAGGCAATTCTACAACTGACTCAAATTGGTCTACAGTTTGATGAATCAAAATCAGACAATCCGTTTGCCTATTACACTGCGGCTGTTACCAACAGTTTTGTAAGAATTATCAACATTGAAAAACGTAATCAAAATATTCGAGATGATATTTTAGAAATGAACGGAATGAATCCTAGTTGGACTAGGCAGAATAGTGCTAATCCAGCTACTGCTCCGGGCGAAGTTACCATTACTACTTATATCATTGATCCTCCAGAAGATACTGTTGAAATAACTGAAGAAGATTGACCTTTATCATTAGAGAGTGTATTATTAATCTATGAACTTATTTAAAAAAGCAGCATGCTTCACTGATATACATTTTGGGCTTAAGAGCGGCAGTAGGACTCATAACATTGACTGTGAGGAATTCGTCAAGTGGTTCTGTACTACTGCCATCGAGGAAGGTGCAGAGACCTGTGTCTTTCTAGGCGACTGGCATCACAATCGCTCAACTACTGATGTTAGTACAATGAATTACACATTGTCTAACTTAGAACTGTTGAGTAAGACATTTGAGAAAGTGTATTTTATTCTAGGCAATCACGACCTATTCTATAAAGACAAGCGAGAAATTAACTCCATCGAGTTTATGCGCTTGTTTCCTAACATCATTCCTATCAGAGAACGCTTTACACAAGGCGATGTAACTATCATACCTTGGCTGATAGGTGATGAATGGAAGACTATTCCTGATATTAAAAGCAAATATCTGTTTGGACATTTAGAGCTACCGTCATTCTATATGAATGCCATGGTACAGATGCCCGATCACGGAACTATTCAAAGCACACATTTTGTTAATCAAGAGTATGTGTTTACTGGACACTTCCATAAACGGCAAAATAATAAAAATATTTGGTATATCGGCAATGCGTTCCCACACAACTATGCAGATGCTGGAGACGATGACCGTGGTATGATGCTGTTAGAGTGGGGTACTAAGCCTGAATTTAAAACTTGGCCGGGTCAGCCTACCTATCGTACCTACAAACTAAGTCAAATTATTGACAATCCAGCTGGCCTGCTTCGTAAGAATATGCACTGCCGTGTAACTATTGATTTGCCTATTACTTTTGAAGAAGCTAATTTTATTAAAGAACAATTTATTCCCGAGTACAAGCTACGCGAACTGATGCTTATTCCGGAAAAAGTAGAGATAGAAAGCAATCATGTACCTATCGATATCAGCTTTGAAAGTGTTGATACAATTGTAATGAATCAAATTAATGCTATCGAAAGCGATACATATGACAAGAAAGTTCTATTGGAAATTTACAATAACCTATGATAAAAATTAAAAATTTAACAGTTAATAGGTAAATACTCTAAAGGAGTGTTGCTATGACTAGGGTAAAATTTAGAGAATGGACTGAGGAAGAATTAAGTTTGATTAAAGATGTATCGTATAGTGCTAGAGAATTAAGTGTTATGTTAAGTGCACGGGCAGGCACGATTCGTAATTTACGTATAAAATTAGATGTAGTTCCATCGCAGTCTAGCGTTATGTCTAGGCCTAGGCCACAACGTATTAAAAACGAAACAAGGCAGTGTATTGGAAAAGACTGTTCTAATTCATTTACTGTTAAACCTGCAATGAAAAAGAAATATTGTTCTCATTCATGTCAACTAAGAACTGACAATATTGCACCAAAAGGTATAGGATCAAGAGGAATTAGAAATCCTAATATAAAAGAATACACACAATATGCAAGAAAAGTTCATGCACTAAGTCATAAAGTTTATGAACAAAATAAAGAAATAATTAATCCTAACAACTATCCTAGAACATTGTGCGGAGTCGAGGGAGGATGGCAGCTTGACCATATTATTACTATAAAAGAATGTTTTGAAAAAGAAGTCTCGGCAGAAGATGCATCAACTCTTACCAACTTAAGAATGTTACCATGGAAAGAAAATTTAATGAGGCAATATGACAATTAAAATAAAGAATTTAACCGTTCGCAACTTTATGAGCGTGGGCGCACAAACACAGGCTATTGATTTTGATCGTGGTCAGTTGACATTAGTACTTGGAGAGAACTTAGATCTTGGTGGGGACGATAGTGGTGCTCGTAACGGCACAGGTAAAACTACTATTGTTAACGGACTTAGCTATGCTATCTATGGCAATGCGCTGACTAATATTAAAAAAGATAATCTAGTTAACAAGATTAATAACAAAGGCATGCTGTGTACTGTTGACTTTGAAAAAGGTGGTGTAAACTATCATATCGAACGTGGTCGTAAGCCTAACGTGCTTAAATTCAGCGTTAACGGGCAAGAACAGCAGTTGAAAGAACAAGACGAATCACAGGGCGATAGCAGAGAAACACAGAAAGCTATTGAAGAAGTGTTTGGCATGACTCACGACATGTTCAAACATCTAGTTGCTCTGAACACCTATACAGAACCGTTTCTGTCTATGAAGGCGGCGGAGCAACGAGCCATCATCGAACAGTTATTGGGCATTACTATCCTGTCTGAAAAGGCAGAAGCTCTTAAAGAATCTATTAAAATTTCTAAGGATTCTATTACTACGGAAAATACTCGCATTGAAACAGTCAAAACTAGCAATGAACGTATTCAACAAAGCATTGAATCGTTAGAGCGTAAACAAAAGATGTGGGGCGACCAACACGAGTCCTCGTTAGAAAATTTGCTTAAAAGTATTGATAGGCTCAGCGACATCAGTGTCGATGTAGAAATTGCAGATCAACGTGCGCTAGTTGAATGGAATAAGAATAAGAAAGATCACGACGGTCTTACATCAATGATTGCCAAGCAGACGTCTGCACTTGAAAAAGAACAACGATCTTTAGAAAAACTAGAAAAAGACCTAACAAGTCTTGCTGATCACAAGTGTCATAGTTGCGGGCATGAATTACATGATGCTAAACATGACGAAATGCTAGCTGCTAAGGCTACGCAGGTGACAGAAAGCAACGAATTTATCACAGAATATCTTGAAGAACTTGCAACACTTAATGAAGCATTGAGTTTGTTAGGCGAGGTAGGCGCATGCCCTAAAGTAATATATGATAATTTAGAAGAAGCACTTAATCATAAGAACACATTGGAAGGCCTAGAGCGTGATGTTACTATCAAAGCTGGAGAAGAGAATCCATACGATGATCAAATTACTGAATTAAAAGCAACTGCACTTCAAGAAATTAACTGGGAAGGATTAAACGAACTGGTGCGTGTTAAGGATCACCAAGAATTCCTACACAAATTGCTAACAAACAAAGATAGTTTTGTACGTAAGCGCATTATTGATCAAAACTTAGCGTTCTTAAATCAACGACTGACTTACTATCTTGATAAGATTGGGCTTCCTCATACAGTAGAATTTCAAAACGACCTAACTGTCATCATCACTCAGCTGGGTCAGGACTTAGACTTTGATAACCTATCACGCGGTGAGCGCAATCGTTTAATTCTAAGTATGAGCTGGGCGTTCCGTGATGTATGGGAAAACTTGTATCAAGCAATTAATTTATTGTTTATTGATGAGCTAGTTGATTCAGGAATGGATGCCAGTGGCGTTGAATCAAGTATCGGTGTGCTAAAACGCATGACTCGAGAACGTGATAAGAATGTATTCTTAATCTCACATCGAGATGATTTGACTAGTCGAGTAAATCATGTGTTAAAAGTTATTAAAGAAAATGGATTTACCAGCTATTCTACAGACGTTGAGATCATATAGTAATGTCAACAGATAGTCACGATAGGTTAATTGCCGCTTTTCAAGAATATTTTAAGTGTCAAACTAATTTTGAATATAAAAATTCAAACGAGGCAGGCGTAAGGGCACGATATTGGCTATCAGAGATACGCAACGAGGCATCAACCAGGCGAATAGAGATACAAGAAAAAAGACAGGCACGTAAAAAAGCCAAGAAAGGCATACTAGGCAGGCCCCCTAAGATAACTAAAGTGTGACATGGATATATCAAAACCAACTCGTAACCGAAATACCCGAAGGCAAACTTGGCTTTGTGTATCTAATTACAAATCTCACTACCGGGCAAAAGTACATAGGCAAGAAACTAGCACAATTTAAACGTACTAAACCACCTCTCAAAGGCAAAAAACTCAAACGCAGAAGCGTAGTCGAAAGTGATTGGCGTGATTATTGGGGTTCATCCGATAGACTCAACGCAGACATCACAACATTAGGCCCGGAAAAATTCACAAGAGAAATATTATATTACTGTACCAGTAAGGCAGAAATGTCTTACATCGAGGCAAAAGAGCAATTTGATCGCAGAGTATTAGAAACAGATGAATACTATAATGGTATTATCAATATCAGATGCGGTGGATCAGAAAAGTTACGACAAGCTCTATTAGAACACTACAAGGCAATTTAAACGGTTATAGCTGGCGCTGGCTAATTTCAAGCGCACATGAAAAGAGGACCTTGGGTCACTCGGACGTAAATCTCTCGCCGTTAAGAGTACTCAGCAACTATCCTTTACAGGACGAAGATCGCAAGTGCCGCGGTTTTGCTGTTTGAAAATAATTTAAATTAGAGCCCAATGAGGAGAGAAATACTCCGCGTTAGTATCATATGTTAGCGTATAAGATATTAACTGCCGCTGTCGTGCGCAAGCACCAAGAACGTAGCTATAGGTACAGGACAACCGCCTAGGTAATGCTATAACGCTAGTGACTATAAGAACTCAGATAATGTTCCTATATATTTTTGCCCGTGCAAACGGGCAATTGTGACTAACGAATCTAGATAATATTTAAAGTGCTTCGCACTTAATAATACTTCTATAATTAAAGAAAGAAACATGTGTTGAGCG